CATCTACATCCATATTATAAGGTGCTACGTTTGAACAAATGACCGGCAATCTTTTTGCTGCTGCTTCTAATATTTTTAAATTGCTTTTGCAAGCGTGCCATTCTGAATCTTCTAAAGGTATTAATACAATATCTGCATAGTTGTACATATCCATGTACTGAGTCGGACTAGCTGAATGTAATTTGATTGATGGCAAATTACCAGTAAACATAGAAAACATTTTATCCCATATTGACTTTGTATAAGCATCGCTATCATTATACCCACCCATTACCATTTGAATATCCTTTCTACCTTGTAACCTTTTTAATGGTTCTTTTAAAATCTTAATATCGTTATCGTGGCTTATACTCCCACACCAAAACAATCTTACCTTATCAGATTTAACTCTAGTATCATTAAATTGATTCAATCCATAGGGTAAAGCATTCGGAGTTATAACTACATTATCATTAAATTGCTTTACTTTATTCAATAAATTGATATTAGTAACCGTAACTAAATCAGCCTGCATTAAATTTCTTTCAATCCTTTCCGCTATATCTTGGTAAGTGTTATAATACAAATGATTAACAGGCAGTTGCCAATAGTCATCTATATCCATAACTACTTGACACCCAAGCAGTTCCTTAGTTTTGTTCCAATTAATATCGTATTGACATATCCTATTATAGAGTAATAAATCCCATCCCTCAGTCTTATCTTCTGTTATAAAATTAGTTACATATCCCTTTATATCATTCATAAATGCTAGTGGTAACATTACTCTATGATATCCGCAGCCTGATTCTTTATGTGTTACTCCTATTATGTTCATCTAGTGCTTTTGTATGTTTTTGTAGTCAGGGCAGGATTTGAACCTGCAATGCAACCTTATGCTTTGATTACTAGAATCTGCACATCCGACAATAGTTGCTACGGTATACTTGCGTCTGCCAATTCCGCCACCTGACTATTTAATCTTTATTGATATAAATCCTGCTCCGAATATTATTGCTATTAGTTCTACTGTATGTATTGGTAAAAATGTAAATAATAAAGCACTCCATACTGTTAGACATTGGATGCAGTCAAAGGGTCTTAGTCTCTTTACTAAAGGGATTTTGAATATGCGCTTTAGTATGATATGCCCATTAAATACATTAATGAAGTAATAAGCAAAGGTAAATGCGGCTAGGCTAATAATATACATCTTAATTCTTTTTTTACTTTGTTAGTAATATTACAAACGTGATTAACTGGTATTCCGTAATACTCTGCTACTTTTCTATTGCTTCCTAGTTCTACGTATTTATTGAATATTCTTATTTCGTGGTCTGTTTCAATATCTATGTTATTTTTTGTTAGCGCTTTTGTTGCCTCTTCTGCTAAACTCTCAGGGATTATTGGTAAATCTAATTGGCTATTAAAATACTCAACTGCCTTTAATAAATCGCTTTTTTTATACTTATAATAGAATTCTGATGTTTTAGAGGTTGCCATAAACCAACATATCTTAATTGCATACCTTAATAAGTTATTAGAGGCAAATAGGGCTGATATCTTATCACAAGGTTGAAGTAGTAAGCTAACTGCTATTTCTTGTCTTAAATCATCTTGTATTGATTCAGGCTTTGTTTTGCTAATCGCTTTTATAAGGTCAGGATGGTTATATATCTCCAACACAATGTCGTTACACTTATTCATTAATCTAATCCTTTAAAGGCTTTAAGTGGGTAAAAAATAAGTGAATTACGATATCCACCTTCAAACGTTGGTATAATTGGAGTAACTCCGTGAACATTTCTCCAAGCAGGATAAACCAGTATTGAATTATCAACCTGACCAATAGTTGCATTATAATCAGGAATATGTAAATCACCGCCTTTTGAATTTAACCTTTTGCATATTATTACATTAACACAGTTTTGAATATTACCTGTATCTCTGTGGAATGGTGCAGATATATTAAAGTTTGAAATTGAACTGGTGAATAAATTGCTGAACTTCCATTTATCTTTTACATCTGCAAACATCTCTAATTGCATTTCATATTGCTTTGGTAGTATTTCTTTAATTAAATGTTCGCTTTCCTTTGCTAAAAGTAACATTGCTTTAATAAAAGTTTGTGCGGACTTAACCGAATGAACACTTGACCTTTGAGCATATGGTCTTTGAAAATGTGGTTTAGGTGGAACACTTCCTAAGATGGTTGAATATTGACTTAATTCATTTTTAATTCCTTTAGCCATCATTTCACTTGATACACCTCTTGCCATATTGCTTTTAGGAACATTTTTGCTATTTAATTCTATATTTGCCAAATCTGCTAACTTACACATCTTTTCAGGCATCTGCTTCAAATAAAATCCTATCGCTTCCCCATCAGCATAAAAAATTGAATCTTCATTTACATTTGCTTCAATGTATTCACACTCTTGACCAATTTTTCTATTATGTTCAACTTGTATTAAATCAATTCTTTTCATATATTATTTATTAAATGCGAAAACATTTGTACAGGCAGGAAACCAACTCTTTTGCCAAACATCGTAATCCCTACTTTTAAACTTTCCAGTATTACCAACGTCTTTTAAATCGTTATATTGCTTTTGTTGTTTTTCTATAATATTCCAAAACCTTTGTAAACTTTCATCAATATCAAAACTCCACTCATAAACTAATTTATTAAATACTTTCTTTGTATTTTCTAAAATTAACATTTCTGCGCCTTCAATATCCATTTTACAACAATCAAAATTTTTAGCCTCATCTTCAAAATTTAAGCAGGGAACTTTTATACCTTTGTTATTCCATTTCTTAACTATTGAATTTCTCCATACATTACCATTATTGCCAATGAATAAAATAATTTCTTTTGTATCATTATGAACTAATGCAGCTTGTTTAATAACTGCTTCAAATCCATTTAGTTGTAAATTCTTTTTAATCATATCACAGTTGAAAGGGTCAGGTTCATAAACTGTAACCTTTGCTCCTTTAGAACAAGCTAATAAAGTAAATGCACCTACATTACCACCACAGTCCATCCAAGTTTCATTTTCATTGATAGACATTGTTTTTTTTAAATAAACTTCATTGCCTAAAACCTCTTCAAAAGTTTTTAAGTCTGACATACCTTCACGGTAATAAAACTTAATACCTTTAATTTCTCCTGTATTTAATTTCATATTTTTTCCTTTTCAGCTTTTAAATATTCCATAATCATACCTCCGACATATGCTTTTTGGTCTCTCCAAAACTTAACTAATTCAAAAGCATCTTCATAATGTTCTGCTTCAAATTCAATTTGTATCGCTTTCTTAACTCCGTTAGTCATATCATTTAATTGGTCTGATATATCTTCGCTATCTAAAATAGAATAGTCAACTGGTGCAGCAAACATAGGTAAGTCCATTCCCCAATCTTTTAACTCTATCTCATCCCATTCGTTTGCGACCATCTCCCACTCCCATTCTCCAAAACCTACATTATCTTTAATAATAAATTCGTTCTGCTTTTGTTCGGACCAGTCAACTACTTCAACGTTAACTTCTTTATATCCGCATTCAATCATAGCTTTATAACGCATATTACCGCCAAGTATAATCATATCTTTATTAACTACAATCGGTCGGACTGATTCCATTTCAGGAAAATCCTTAATTGACTTTACAAGTTTTTTAAACTTTTCATCTTTAATTAATCTTGGATTCTTTGGGTTGCTTTTTACTTTATCTACCTTAACTTTTATCATTGATTAATTTATTTAAAATATATATTTTCAATATTAACATACTCATCTGTAATAATTTCTAATCCCTTATATTTAATATTCCCATTTTTATAACTTTTATAAGGAATCAATTTTAAATGTATAGGGTTAATATAAAGTTTTTTTATTCCTTTATTTAAATCTTTAGCCTTTTTTATAAATTTATTAATTATTAAAATATCAACTTTTATCATTAATTAATTTCTTTATATAAAATATTGAATCAAGTAATTCCTCGTATAAATGATTTAATAGTTCTTCTCTGTTTAAATTAGCATCGTCTAGTGTAGTTCCGTAAGTGTTGATTCCTTTGTCGATGCGCTTTTGTAAGTCTGCATTAATCTCGTCTAATAACTTCATTATGTTTGTCTTTTAAAAATTCCATATACTGTTCCTTATCGCCAAAATCAATATGGCATTGACGACATAAAGCCATAATTTGTTCAATAGATTCTTTATTTTTAGTCCCACCCATTCCTCTAGCTTCTATATGATGGATATCTACTGCTCTATTATCGCATACCTCGCACGCAATGTAGTCATCAATGCCATAACCAAAATACTTTAAATATATTTTAGTGTGGTTTTTCATTAAAACGGGAGGTCACTTTTTGTATTTATATTAATTGGGTTAGTCTCTGCCTTTGCTTTTGGTTCAAAGTCATTTAAAGTTATTTTTACATTTTTTCCAAATTGGTCAGGCTCTGCATAAATACTAATATTAACCTTAACATATTTCTTTCCATTGTATTCATATGAATGCTCTAGTGCATCTGTAATACATAGGCTTGAACTTAGGAAAGTTTCATTAATTTTTTTACCGCTTCCTAATCTGATTTGTTGTTTTTTTTCGTTGCTCATTGGTTTAAATATTCGTTTATGATTTTAATTGTATGTCCAAATCCTTGTCCAAATTCTGCTTTATAACCCTTACCTCTTAACTTCATCATCATTATCTCCTGCTCTTCGTGATGGGCATTCTTTCGCATTGTGCCATCCTTTTTAAACACTACGTTATTAATTGTTTTTAATTCTATAAACAATCCGGCATAATTGCCTTTAGGCTCAGCAATAAATAAATCAGGATAAGCATTTGAATACTGCAATGCTTTGTGTCGCTTTGCCATCCCTATACTCATTCTCATTCCTGAACTAAAGTCAGTTCTAAATATAACGTATGGGTAGATTTTACGTATGTAGTCGCAAACTAACCTGTGTAAGTCTTTCTCTAACATAAAATAAAATTAAAATAAAGTTATTCACATTATTAAAAAAGTTATCAATACTACCTTTCTATTTTTTTCCATATCTTTTCTCCATCCTTACCCCAGTAGTGGTCGCATTTATTATTTTTTAAAGGTAATTTCACAAAGTAACTTTGATATAGTTCATCTCCTTTTGCTGTAAATCTGTAGCATTTTTCTTTATAGGGGCAATCAATTGCTCCTATTTGTCCCAAGCATTTTGTGATATCCATTTTGATTTTTGTTTAAATGTTTTGTCCTTCTTATAGTTTTCTAATAAATCTGTAACTTCTTTACCTAACTCTCTATCTTGGCTATAGGTTTGGTTGTAGTATTCTTCTGCATCTTGAATATGATTTTGTATATCTCCAACTTCAAATGCTATCATTATTTGCTCTTTTTCCATTTGTTTGGCTTTATTAACCATTAAATGAATACCACCAATTTCGTGTGGAAAGTATTCTCCAAGTTCTTCAATCAACCATTCTACTGCTGTTTTTTGTTTCATAATTTTTCTATTTCTTTTTTAATTTCTAAATATTCATCTGTTAAACCAATAAATCCGTGTGCTTTAGAATATTTTAATACTTCGTCTACTGCTATTAAAGCACAGTTTTTACCTACATAATGGCTGCAATGGTGGTATTTATCTCCATCATTGTATAACATTTTTTCAAATAGTTCGTCTGCTTTTTGTTTTTCTGTCATAATTTATATGTTTTTTATATGTTTTTTTATATATTTTGTTAATACGCTCCTATTTATATTCTTTTGCATCTAATTTTTATGTCGCTTAAAGTGTCGCTTAATGCACTTTTTGGTACAATAAATTGCACTTTTGTATGTGCAATAATGCAAGATATTGCACTTTCTAATGTGTATTATATGTCACTCATATCGATAAATTTGTGACATTAATAAATTATATTTTATTCATATTTGTTTTTTTATTAATCAATATTTAGAAAAATTCATGCAAAATGTAAAATAAATAATTCATAATATGTAAGCTATTGTAACAAATAAAGTTTAATAATGTTACAATATGCGCAGTATAACTTCTTAATTTGGCACTATTTTACTACTGACTTCGTCATAAAATATTTCTTATGTCGGAAATATTCCGAATTATCATCATCATAATAATTCTTTAAATTCCATTCTTTCTCCTATAAATTGGAATGGTATGTTTTTTAAACTTCCGTGCCTGTTCTTAGCAATCTTAACTATACATTTACCTTCTGCATTATGTGTCATACCATCAACTTCTATTTCTCTAATTCCGTAGGTTTCAGGTCGCATTAAAAATATAACTGAATCAGCATCTTGTTCTATGCCTCCGCTTTCTCTAAGGTCTGAAAGTTGAGGCATCTTATCGTTTCTGCTTTCAACTGCTCTACTTAATTGAGATAATGCAAGTACTGGTATATTTAATTCCTTTGCTATTATTTTACATCCTCTACTAATTTCTGCAATCTCACTTTCCCTATTTCCCTTCCTATCTACTCCGCTCATAAGTTGCAGATAATCAATACATAAGAACTCAATTTGGTATTTTCTTTTAAGGATGGCTGCCTTGCTTCTAAGGTCTCTAATGTTTAAACTAGGTGTATCGTCTATGTACAATTTTGCTTTTTGCAATCTTTCTTCTGATGCCATTAACATAAACTTGTGCGCTTCTGTAAGTTTATTAGTCCTTAGTAAATGATGAGCAATTCCTGAATCCAAACTAATTAACCTATTAACTAATTGCTCTCCGCTCATTTCTAAACTAAATATCCCTACTGGCTTGTCTTGTTTTAAAACATTAAGAATTGCATTAAGCATAAAAGCAGTTTTACCTTGTGCCGGTCTTGCTGCTAGGATTATTAAATCAGGATTAACCCATCCGCTAATGTATTTATTTAAACTCTGCCATCCTGTATCTATTCCTATTTGCCCATTCTCTATTACTGCATCTCTTTCTTTAGATAAAGACATTATGTAATGCGCCATCCCTTTCTCACTATTTTTATAAATACTTTCCTGAGCATTTAAAATCTTAGTTGAAGCATTATTTAAATGATTTTCAATCTCGCCTTGATAAGAATCATTTACTAATTCTTGACCTATTGTAATTCCTTTTCTTTGTAAATAACATTGCTGCAAGATTAATATCCAATCATTCATTGAACTGCTGCCGGTTACATTATTAGTTAACTTTACTATCTCATAAGCACCGCCAACCAAATCCATCTCTTTTTTATTTGTCAAGTATTGTGATACAGTTACTATATCAATAGCAGACATTTTATCATACAATCCCTGAATAGCTTTAAATATTAATTGGTTTTTAGTTTGGTAAAAGAATTCACTTGTAATTTTAGCTATATATGTATGAACTGAATTCTGTTCAATCAAAAGTACTCCAAGAATCCTATCTTCGACATCTTTATTGTTTGGTGGTGTTTTAGCCATTTTAAGCCTGTTTTTTAGTTATTTAATGCTTCCGTGATAGAATCCCTCAAAAGTTATTTAAAATCGAAATTTACTATCTTAAAATGCGTTTAAATGGTATTTATACTTATTCGAAGATAAAAATTGTATTAAAGAACTATTTTTGTTAAAAAATCCCCTTTATTTATTTCTTTACTTTCTTTCTTTGCATAGGGGTACCCAATGGGTGCCCCATTAGGGTTCCCATTTTTCCACCTCTTTAAAGCGTTAATTTTACCCTTTTCTTGCATAGAAGTTCTGATTTTTAAATGGTCATTTAATCGTCTAGAAAAGAAACCTTCTTCGGCTATTTCAAATAAATTAAATTGCTCAATTACTGCCTTAACTTTAACTTCGCTAGTCTGCATCTGCATAGCTAAAACTGGAGTAATATTTAAAGGTAGAATACCTCCTGCCTGTGCTAAGTTTTCAACTAAGAACCAATATATACCATATCCTTCCATTCCTAATTGCTGCCTAAGAAATAATATTTTAACATCATTTGCAGAGTTATAATCGTGGCTAAAGTAATAACTTTTATTCATTTATTTTTATTTTACGTTTGTTATCTTCAAATGTTATTTCTATCAGACCTGTATCTTTTAATTCATTTATCCAGTTATTTACTGTCATAGTTGATACCTCAAAGGCATCTGCATAATAAGCATTTGATTTATTTAATCTTTTAGTATGTTCAAGGTAAATATAAAAAATCTTTGCTGAATTATTTATTCTGTATTCTAAAATATCTTTTTTAATGTTAATCATAAGTTAAATTTAAGGGGTGGCGATTAACCACCCCAAGTTAATTAATTAATTTGAGTGTAAATTTTTCTAGCATCTTTTTTATTCAAAATAGAGAATTCTCCATAATGAATAGTTCTACCAAACTTATTGGTATGCTTGATTAAATCGCATATGATATTTACTCCCATCTTTCTCAGGTTGGTTATCCTGGCAGTTGGGTTTAAAATACCGTTCATTACAAGGTTTAAACTTGTTTGTCTTTTTTCAGTAAGTAATAAATTTAATACTTCTGCATTTTGATTTGTTGGTGTTGTCATTTTTTTATGGTTTAAAGTGGTTGACTAAGTGAATGATACTGGAATGGTGCATTTTTAATTTCCTTCCAATATCGGTTAAAATAAATCCATTTTCTCTAGCTGCTTTTGAAAATTCTACCCTACGTTTAACAGTTTCGTATTTACGATTGTTCTCTGTTAATTGTTCGTAAGTTATATTATTTTCTTTTAAATAATTAATAGTCCAATAGTCTAAGTCGTTTTTGCCTTTAATAAATACTTTCTTTTCTTTTTCAATTACCTTTACTTTTACTTTCTCTAAAGGGTATCGTTCAAATAATAAAGCAATTTTTTCTAAATCGTAATTACTGCAACTTGTATAAATTTGAATGTATTTTAAAATTGTCTTTAGGTTATCTGTCATTCGTTAATTGGTTATAAAGGTTATTCATATATTCCCCTGCCTGATTAATCTTTGATAAAAGTAATTGCATATCCTCAATATTTGCTTCAATCCTAAAGATAAACATTTTTAAGTTATCTGCTATCTCAGGGCAATAGGAAACAAAATCGCAAAACTCACTTTCGGTAATCATCATATCGCTTTGACATTGCCAGTAGTATTGTTTATAATTCTTTTTAAAATACTCTTGACCTTCAATTAAACCATTGTTAATGTGATTAGTATAATTGTAAGGGCATTTAACCTGGATGATTCCACCGCCTTCTATTAACCCATCAGGAGTGCCACCGTACAATCCATTAATCATTTCAATATAACCGCCTGACTTTACAGTTGTGCCAGTCTTACCTTCGTAAAATTTAATGGCTTCATTCTCTAATTCTAGTCCGTGATTAGTTGCGTTACTTGTAAATTCTCGTTGCACTCCTGTAAGCCTTTCAGCTAATTTTGAAGTTAAATAGTCTTTAGTAGTTGCTGCTAAATTACCAGCTTCAGACTTTAATTTAGGTTCAACCATTAAATTGTAAATCGTTGAACTTGTGATTTTACCCATCCTTTGAGTAAACCATTCTGTGCTATATTGCTCTATCATTATTTCATTGCTTTTATGGTTAGTAAATCTTTGTCTCTTAATACTAAGTGCGCTTTTGCTTTTTCGAATACATCCCTTTCGCCTTCGTTATACCTAGCAACTAAAGAAATCATTTGATGGTCTGTCATAAAAGGTTTTTCTGCTTTGCCGTGGTCATTTGTAGCATCTGCATCCTTAGTATCATCAATTAAAAACAAACCATTAAGCGCATACTTTCTAGCATAGCTACTGGATGCTCCAAAGGATTGTGCTATGTCCATACCTTTACGGTTTGGTTCAATGCCGGCACAGGCAGTTGTATAATAGTGTTCTAAACCATCGGTAAATACTATTCTACTTTCGCAGTAAATAACTCCTCCTGCTTCTTTAATTGAATCGCTGATAATTAGCTGACAATTATATTTTAAAAGTAAAGGTTTAACTGCTTCGAGAATATCCTCGCAGCTTCTGTACTTGTACTTTCCAAACGCATTCGTTTGATTCTTTGGTGCTTTTAGTTCGCTTTGAATTTTGATTAAATTACTCATATTAGATTGATTAAATAGTTACAAGATTGGGTTAATTTAGTTTTAAATTCTTCTTTAGAAACCTCCTGATAATCTTTATCAAGTGTTAATTTAGCTATATGCTCAGGAAATCTGCCTATTAATATATCCCTACCCCCCCAGTTAGATATTGCTAAATCATCTTTAAGGATAGCAAAGTAGGAATCCTGAATAACACCATTATTTAATTTAAAAAATAGTGGTAGGTTAATTTCTATTTCTTCTGTTGATTCGATTTTAAATTTCATAATTAAAAGTTTAATAGGTTGTCGGCTAATAATGCGCCAATAATAAGGATTGAGATTAGGATTGCGTCTTTAATTTCTTGGTGTGTCATAGTTTTGTTTTATTAATGAATAAATGTAATTAATCCAGTTGTTAAAATCACTTGGCGGATTTGGTGGTTGTACTGTTTTCATTTAGGTTTGAATAAATTGTTAAACAAAATTGTGGATAGCTAAAGTTCTTTTCAACTTCAGGAATTTTACTAAATTCTTTTTGAAGCAAAGTTTCATTTGCGCCCATAAAGTTATATACACTTTCGAGCAATTTTAATTCAGATGGTTTCATTTGTTTTTAGTTTTAATTGTTATTTGATAAATCAAAGATAAAACGAATATTCCATACCACCAAATAAATTTTAAAGTATTTTTTAAATTAATTTATATTATATATATTTAATTTATAATACTATTGATTCTATTGGGTTTCAGCCATAAAAAAACCCCTCAATGTAGAAACACTAAGGGGTAACCAAAACTAAAAAACAAACTATCTTTTTGTACGTTCGTATTCAATTAGCTTATCAGCAAACATATCTACAAATAACTCATTATACTTTAATTTTTCTAAGTTCATTGCGTTTAAAATATGATGGATTAATTCGTGGTAAAATATCTGTTCTTTGCTTCTTTTATTAACTTTCTTACCGCCATACTCATCAC